TCTGGTTCCACTACTGGTAATGCAGCAACAGCCACAGCACTTGCTACAGGTCGCACAATTAGCCTTACTGGTGATGTAAGTGGAACTTCTGGTTCATTTGATGGAACTGGTAATGCCAGCATTACATCAGCCATTGCTGCCAATACAATCGTAGATGCTGATATTAACGCATCCGCTGCTATTGAATGGACAAAGATTGCTCCATCAGCAACAGTATCTACTACTGAACTTGGATACTTAGATGGTGTTACTTCAGCGATTCAGACTCAATTAGATACTAAGTTAGCAACTGCTACAGCAGCAAGCACATATGCTCCGCTGGCAAGCCCAGCGTTGACTGGCGTTCCTACTGCTCCAACAGCAGCAGCAAACACTAATACAACTCAGGTCGCTACTACTGCTTATGTACAGACAGAAATTACAGACTTAATTGCAGCAGCCCCTGGCGCGCTGGATACTCTTAATGAGTTAGCAACAGCCCTTGGTAATGATGCCGCATTCTCAACTACAGTAACTAACTCATTAGCAACTAAGTTGCCACTTGCTGGTGGCACCATGACTGGTGCTATTGCTATGGGTACTAACAAAATTACAGGTGTAGGCGACCCTACGAATGCTCAAGATGTTGCTACTAAGAACTACATTGATACATCAGTACTCGCCCCATCTAACTTAACTGGTCCAATTACTTCTGTAGGTGCGGCAACTTCTATTGCTTCTCAGACTGGTACTGGTACTAAGTTTGTAGTTGATACTAGCCCAACACTTGTTACTCCTAATATTGGCGTAGCCACTGCTACTAGCGTCAATGGAACAACAATTCCAACATCTAAGACTTTGGTTGCTACCGACTCAACTCAATATGTAGTGCCAAGTCAAACTGGTAACTCAGGCAAGTACCTAACTACAGATGGAACTACTTCATCTTGGGGAACTGTTGCTGGTTACTCTGCTCCAACTTTAGGTTCAACATCTATCGCCTCTGGCGCAACAGTAACAACAATTGCTGGTTTAACCTTAACAAGTCCAACATTCACCACACCAGCATTAGGCACTCCTGCGTCTGGAACTCTTACTAACGCCACTGGTTTGCCAGTAAGCGGTATAACTGCTTCAACTTCAGCAGCACTTGGTGTTGGTAGCGTTGAACTTGGTCACGCAACTGATACAACTATTGCTAGAGTTTCTGCTGGTGTAGTTTCTATCGAAGGTGTCAATGTTGTTACCACTTCATCAACAGATACTCTTACTAATAAAACTTTAACTTCACCAACCATTAATGACCCTAAGTTAAACTTAACTCTTAATGCTCAGACAGGAACAACATATACATTTGTTCTTGCTGATAATGGCAAGTTAGTTACAGCGTCTAATGCTTCTGCTCAGACATACAGCATTCCAACAAATGCTTCAGTAGCATATCCAGTTGGAACTCAGATTAACTTAATTCAAATCGGTGCTGGTCAAGTTACAGTTTCAGCAACAACACCTGGAACAACAACAGTTCTATCAAACGGTGCCACTGCTGCAGGGCCAAAGTGTCGTGGTCAGTATTCTGCTCTCACAGCAATCAAGGTTGCAACAGATACCTGGTATGTGATAGGAGATATTGCCTGATGCCAATTCTTGGAATTTTTGCTAGTGCCATTTCTTTATCTAAATCTTTTTCTGCTACTGGTGGAACAACTGTGACAAGCGGTGGTTTCAAATACCACACCTTTACTAGCAGCGGAAGTCTTGTTGTAACTGGCTCTAAAACTATGGAAATTTTAGTTGTTGCAGGTGGCGGATGCGGCGGTTGGAACACAGGCGGAGGCGGCGGCGGTGGTGGTGCTGGCGGAGTTTCGTATCATTCAGCAAAATCTATTACTGGTGGAACTTATACAGTAACCATAGGTGCTGGCGGTTCGGCAAATACTAGCGGTGCTTTAGGTACTGCTGGCGCAAACTCAGTGTTTGGTGACATCACCTCAAATGGTGGCGGTAGAGGTCCAAGTAAGGCTTATGGAACTCGCCCAGGTGATGGTGGTTCTGGTGCTGGTGGAAATGTTGATTCAGGAACTGTTTACGCCCCTGGAACTTCAACTCAAGGAAGCACAGGCGGAGCGACAGGTTATGGCAATTCGGGTGGAACTGCTCAAAAGGATGGGGCACCCTTTAACTTTCAATCTGCTGGCGGTGGCGGTGGAGCGGGTGCGGTAGGCGGCAATGGTATTGCAGGTCCAGGTGGGGCATATGTCAGTGACGGCGGCGCAGGTGGTGCTGGAAAAAATACTTGGAGCACTTGGGCAACTGCTACTTCAACTGGTGCAAGTGGTTATTACGCAGGCGGTGGTGGTGGTAGTGCAGGTGTTACCGCAGGTGCAGGTGGCTTAGGCGGCGGTGGTGCTGCTAGCGTTAGCGGAAATGCCACATCTGGAACAGCCAATACTGGCGGCGGCGGTGGCGGTGGAGATTCCTCTGGTGCTGGCGGTTCAGGTATTGTGATTGTGAGGTACGCGGTCTAATGGCACATTTTGCAGAGATTGACCCTAACGGTGGAACCGTATTGCGAGTGTTAGTTGTACCAAATGAGCAAGAACATCGCGGTCAAGAATATATGGCTGATGATTTAGGGCTTGGCGGTGTATGGGTACAGACAAGTTACAACGCGTTGACAAATGGATTCCGAAAAAATTACGCAGGAATTGGTTACATCTACGATGCTACCCGCGATGCTTTTATTTCGCCTAAGTGCCACGATGAAGCTACGCTAGATGAGGCAACCTGTCAATGGAACTGTTCAAACGAAGCACACCAACTTTAAGGAGTTACAGTGGCAAGAGACCTAACCGAAGGTAGAGCCGAACGTGCTATTGCCGTTGATATTGGTGTTGTAGCGACATCAAGCACTTGGCAAAATACCGATATTGCCTATGACGTAGCAATTGGTGGACTTCCATTTATCTATGCTATTAATGACGCACGTCCTTATATCCGTCAGACTGCTCCCTTTCGTAAAGACCAGTTTGACAATGGACAAGAGCCAGGCGAGCAATCGCTAACTGGCTGGTGGATTCGCAGTCAATCATCTTTTCACACTGGTACAGGAATAAAGTTCTTTGACCCAGCGCAGACAGATGATAATGGACACTATCGTTTTACTGATAGTCGCAACATAGATGTATGGACTAAGGGACAGGCTACTCTACTTAAAGAGACAGCAAATATGTCTGGTGTTACTACTGGCACATACAAATTAATTTCTGTGATGGATGGCGCAACCGATAAAGTTGTTGCTTGGGAACCAGCAACTGCAACTATCAAGAACTATACCGCTGCGGGAACTGCTGTTACCTACACAGATGTAACAAGCATAGCGCAACCATTAGATACTGCTATTCTTGCTGTTGCTACAGATGGAACTAATCTTTTTATTGCTGACAATGACCACATTTATACAGGACCTATCTCTACACCTACTGCTGGCTACTCTCGTTACTATAATACTGGTAGCGAAAAAGTAGTATTAGGTTGGGTAAAGCAACGTCTTGTTGCGTGTATTGGTGCATCAGTATATGAATTAACTAATGCCAAGGGCTCAACTCATGCCCTTCCTACGGCTGTGTATACGCATCCTAATGCTGACTGGACTTGGACTTCCATATCTGAATCAGGCGGTGCTATCTACGCATCAGGTTATGCTGGTGGTAACTCTGCTATCTATAAGTTTACCCTATCTACTGCTGGTGTTATGCCAACACTCACATCTGGCATTATCGCAGCACAACTACCAATCGGTGAGTATGTAAATAAGATTGAATACTATCTTGGTTACTTGATGATTGGAACAAACAAGGGTGTAAGAGCCGCAATTGTTTCTGAGACAGATGGTTCCATCAACTATGGCCCACTAATAATTGAAGAATCTAATGGCGTTTACGATTTTGCTTTTAGAGATAAGTTCGTATGGGTAACTGGTTCTATCGGCGGATACGCTGGTCTATATCGTATTGACTTAGGCACTGAACTTGAGACACTACGCTTTGCTTACGCAACAGATGCTTATCTTGATGGAGTTACGGGCTACGCCACAAGCGTAGACTTTGTAGGCAACGGCTCACAAGTAGCCTTTACAACCTCTGGCAGTAACGGTATAGCCGTACAATCTGCCACAGTATTATCTACAAGTGGCTATCTAACTACAGGTAACATCCGCTATGGAACTCTTGAACCCAAAAACTTTAAGCGGTTACTAGGGCGTGGTGAATTTACTTACGGTTCAATGGTATTAGAAACTGTTGACAAAGATGGAACAGAGTATGACCATATCTCGTACGACTCAAGCATTGCTCCGATTGAAGTAACAACTTCTAACCCAGCGACTGCTCAAGAATATGTAGCCTATAAGTTTATCCTATATCGTGATACAACTACCACAAGTCTTGGTCCAGTCTTCAAAGGATACCAAGCCAAGGCAACTATTGCTACCCCGCGTCAACGCGTAATGAAGTTTCCAGTATATTGTTTTGATGTTGAGACTGACCGTTTTAATACCGTAACTGGATATGAAGGAAGAGCCTTTGAAAGAATTCAAAGACTTGAAGATGTTGAGGAGAACGGTGACGTTCTGACTTGGCAGGATTTATCAACTGGCGAATCTCGTCAAGCAATCGTAGAGCAAGTTACATTCACCCGCATGACTCCACCCGATAAGCGTTTCGACGGTTTCGGTGGCGTCCTTGAAATAACAATTAGGACAGTATAATGGAATTAAAAGACTATCTAACAGTGGCAGTTGCCGTCATAGCAATTTTCTCGGCATTTGCTGGTGGCATCAGGTGGATGGTCAAACATTATCTTAATGAACTTAAACCAAATGGTGGCAGTTCAATGAAAGATTCTATGGTTCGCATGGAACAACGCATTGACGATTTGTATAAACTAATAGCAGAGAAATGAGTAACAATGACGGTAAAACTTGTAAAGAAGGCAACACCTGCTGCGATAGCAGTCCTACGCCAAGCAACGGCACTGAAGCCCAAGCGTATGAAAGCCAGCGATGGACTCCTTCCTTCGGCTGCTCATCAAACACAGAATCCCAACTCTGACCACAACTCAGGCTTTGCCGCTGACATTACACACGACCCTAAGTTCGGCATTGACTGCGCCGAAGCCTTTGAAAGACTACAGGCTGACAAGCGTGTTAAGTATCTAATCTTTAAGGGTCGTATCTGGGACAAAAAGCAGGGCGACCACGCCTATACTGGCGTCAATAAGCACATGAAACATTTACATATCTCAATCAAGGATGACTGTGGGAAAGACACTTCCCCTTGGTTCCCTTGGTTAGGTAAGCCAACAGTAGTAAATAAAGTAAAGGCTAAACTCCCCAAGCCCCTACCTAAGAAAGAGACAAAATGAATAAAGCAAAGGCACAAGCAATCGTAGCAACGTACCTACGAGCAGCAGTCGCATCAGTAATTGCTCTGTATTTAGCAGGTGTGACAGACCCTAAGGCTCTAGCATCAGCAGCAGTCGCTGCTATCGCTGGCCCAGTCCTTAAGGCACTAGACCCTAAAGCAGCAGAGTTCGGCAAGAAGACAAAGTAGTACTCATATAGGGCTCTAGCAGCCCCGTAGAGACAAGAAACCCCCTTACCTTAGGTATTATCCTAGGGCGAGGGGGTCTTTTGTCATTTCTAAGGGTTAATCGTCATATTCTTCATCCTCAAGACTCTCCCAAAGTAAGTCCAAATCTCGTTTATTCTTGGCTGACCTAATAGCCGTTACTGCTAAATCGAACAGATAGAAGGTAATATTTGCTAATAGCACACCATAAAACACAGACCATAATGTGGACATAGTACTCCTTAGATATAGTAATTATATATTATACATATAAAGCCGAAGGCTTTTATATATATTATATGTTCTTAAAGACAATTATACACACATTAATCTCTATCTGTCTAGTAGTTTGTGTTGGGTAACTACTGGACATTCAGACCAACTGTAGTATATACTCAAAATATGACAATCCAACTAGAAGAATATGACTTACCAGAGCATATATCCTATTCCGCATTTACCACTTACGTGGACTGCGGGTATCAATACTACCTAGGTAGACTACTCAACAAGAAAGAAGAGCCATCTGTGTGGTCTGTCGGAGGTTCCGCTTTCCACCTTGCTTGTGAATTATACGACAAGGAGAACCTATGAGTCAAGTACTTTGGGATAAGGCTTGGGCAGAGTCTAAAGGTGACATCGACCTAACTAATGCCCGTGTTTCTGGTCGTGCGACCAAGATGAATCCTAATAAAGAAGATGAGGATTTCTGGCAACGCACAGGCCCGATGTGGGTAGATAACTACATTGCTTGGCGTAAGGCTAACCCGAACTGGAAGATTTGGACTACTCCGCAAGGCGAACCAGCAGTAGAACTAGGGCTTACGCCCGTTGTTGCTGGTGTTCAGATTAAAATGTTTATTGATAGAGTCTTTGAAGTCAATGGTCAACTGGTTATTGTAGACCTTAAGACTTCTAAAGATGTACCACCTAGTGCTCTCCAATTAGGCTTCTATAAACTGGGGCTTGAACAGACTTTCGGCGTGAAGGTTAATTGGGGCAACTACTATATGTCTCGCGGTAGCAATACCGTAGAGATGATAGACCTGTCCGAGTATACCTACGACAGAATGGAATACCTAGTTGAAGGCTTTGACAAGGCACGCAAGGCTGGTGTATTCTTACCTAACACTAATAACTGTCAGTATCGCTGTGGACTCACAGCACATTGCCAGTTCTCTACAAAGAAGGAAGATAAATGAGCGAAGAATGGAAGTTACAGGTATCCTATAAGATTCCTGGCGACGCTATGATTAACGTTCGTGCTAATACCTCAGATGAACTGAGTGTATTGCTTGAAGGCATAGGTGACTATGCTACCCAGATTGCGGCAGTACAGAAATTGGTAACAGGTGCGTCGGTGACAGCCCCTTTATCGATGCCGAGTTCCACTCCAAACATCGCGCCTCCGCCCTCCTTCGTACCACCCCAGGCAGCGGTAGCACCCGTTACGGCAGCGCCTACAACGGGGCCGACGTGCGCACACGGGGCTCGGAAGTACAAGTCGGGAATCTCCAGCAAGACGGGAAATCCGTACGCGATGTGGGTCTGTCCGCTTCCTCAGGGAGCAGACCAATGCAAGCCAGTCAACTAGAACAAGAGCAGTTTCCATTTTGAGTAACTAGGTTAGGGGATACAATGCGTACACTTGTGAGGTCTGTGGGACGAGCCTCTATCGGTGGCGAACCCCTACCTAGTTGCTTTAAGGCATTCGAAGCGAACAAGATTATCATTAGGCGTTCAGAAGTTTCTATGTTTGCTGGTGCTCCAGGAGCAGGTAAATCAACACTTGCCCTGGCACTAGCACTCAAGACCAATGTTCCAACCTTGTATATATCAGCAGATACTAACGCACACACAATGGCTATGCGCTTAGCATCTATGATTTCTGGCAAGAGCCAGAGCGATGTTGAACAGAAACTTAATACTGATGTTGGCTGGACTAAAGCAGTCCTCCAAAAAGGAAGCCACATAGTCTGGTCGTTTGAATCGTCACCTACACTACAGGATATAGATGAAGAAGTACAAGCATTTGAAGAACTATGGGGTTGCCCACCAACCCTTATTGTATTAGATAACTTGATGGACGTAGCCACCGATGGTGGCGAGGAGTTCGCATCCATGAGAGCAATTATGAAGGAGTTGAAGTACCTTGCGAGAGCAACTAACGCAGCGATTGTCGTATTACATCACACTTCGGAAGCAGTACCTGGAAATCCTTGTCAGCCGAGGTCGGCTATCCAAGGTAAGGTCTCTCAACTCCCTGCGCTCATATGTACGCTCGGAACTGTCGGCACATCAATGGGCGTGGCGTCTGTCAAGAATCGTTATGGAAGAGCAGACGCGAACGGAAGCCTCATGACTTGGTTAGCATTCAACCCAGAGTATATGTACATTGAGGATATCCCAGAAAATGCCTGATACAACTTATCCTAATTGGTTCGAGCAGACTGCTCAGAACAACTTTGAGATTTACTTAGCAGAGTTTGCTGACAAGCCAGACCTAAACTTTTTACAAGTTGGCGTGTTTACTGGTGATGCTAGCGCATGGATGTTAGAGAATATTCTTACAGATAATTCATCTACACTGTACGATATTGATACTTGGAAGGGCTCGCTAACTGAGCAAGTCCACGCAGAGATGGACTTTGAAGATGTATTCAATGTGTATCTTGATAAGACTAATAACAAGGGTAGGTACTATAGAGGCGATAGTCTTGACTACTTCATGTCGCGAGCACAGTTTGGCCCATCAGTTCAGTATGATTTTATCTATATTGATGGCGACCATACCACTGTTGGCGTTTTGTTGGATGCTGAGTTAGGCTGGACATTCTTAAATCCTAACGGCATCATGGCATTCGATGACTACACATGGGGCGCAGACCTGCCACCTGAGTTATCCCCTACACTAGGTATTGACCTGTTCTTATCTCGCCATGAGGGCGAATATGAAACATTAGTA